CACTTCTGCTGGCCGTGCTCTGGTTGATGACGCCAATGCATCGGCGCAGCGTACCACTCTCGGTCTCGCCATTGGTTCTGATGTTCAGGCTTATGATGCCGAGCTTGCGGCCGTCGCCGGGCTGACCTCTGCCGCCGACAAGGTGCCTTACTTTACCGGATCGGGAACGGCGTCGGTGGCTGATTTCACCAGCGCCGGGCGCGCCTTAGTTGACGACGCCAATGCATCGGCGCAACGTACCACTCTCGGTCTCGCCATTGGTTCTGATGTTCAGGCTTATGATGCCGGCCTAGCTGACGTGGCCGGGCTGGCTGTTACCGACAGCAACTTCATCGTCGGCGACGGTGCTAACTGGGTTGCAGAAAGTGGAGCCACTGCGCGGACGAGTTTGGGTCTTGCTATTGGTACTGATGTTCAGGCTTACGATGCTGATGCTCTAAAGGCGGACACGGCCGACATCCTAACCGCTGGGTTTGCAGGGACCGATGTGGATTTAGGGACCAATACCACGGGCACCGAGACTCTTGATTACGCGACGGGCAATTTCCAAATGGCCGTGAACGGTGGGGCGCATACGCTTGCGCCGCAAGGCACCACCTCGACCATTGTTGTGCAGTATACAAATGATGGCAATGCAGGAACTCTCACGACGAGCGGATATACGATAGTGACGGGGGATGACCTGACTACGGACGATGGCGACGACTTCATGCTCTATTCGACGGTTGTAAATAGCCTCAAGCACCTGCATGTGGTGGCTCTCCAATGAGTTTATTCCCTATTGTGGCACCTGTCACCAGCGCCTTCTTGCCGACTGACATTACCGGTCTCCAAGCATGGTACAAGGCCGACGCCGGCATCACGAAGGACGGTGGCGATCAGGTGTCGGCCTGGGTCGATCAATCCGGCAATAGTCTCGACCTGGCGCAAGGTACAGCCGCAGATCAGCCGACATGGATCGACTCCAGAACGAACGGGCTGCCGGCGGTGCACTTTGACGGCACTGAGCATATCGATGGGGCGACGTTCGCGTCGGCCATCACGCAGCCGGCGCACACCTTCGCGCTGGTCAAGAAGCACAGCAACACGACCGGCGATCGGCTTATTGTCACCGTTCCCGACGGCACGACCGGCCCGATCTATCGAGACGCGGGTAGCGGCAATATTTCGGCTTCAAACCACATCGCTGACGGCGCTGTCGTCAATGCCGGAACGTCGCTTTATAGATTGGTGTCGATTGTGTGGAATGGCACGTCTACCACGAATCAGCTTAATGTTGACACTCCTGCGACTTCTGCCACCAATATTTCTGGGAATCTTGTGGAAGTATCACTTGGGGGGTATTCAAACGGGGGCAATGAGTCAGACGTAGACATTGCCGAGTATCTTGTCTACGACGACGAAATTACTAGCACGGACCTCACCAACCTTCAAGACTATTTCAAGGACCGCTACGCCCTCTGGGCGTAGTCCTGACGAATGGAGAACAACATGGATATTCTAATAACAAACGATGGCGCGGAAGTATCTCGCTGGGGTCCTGGGGTTGGTCGAATCCCGATCCCTGATACAATAGGTGATGTAGTATTTGTCAAGGGCGCATCCAGGCCGATAGCAATCGGGAGCGATCACACTCTCGTGACAGCGGTAGAGGAGGACGCCGTCACAACGGCAGACGAGAGATTGGGCCCAGAGGTCGTCGTCATCGACGCCCAGGAAAAGACAGTAACCTTGAGGCGCGCGGCCATCAGCAAGACCACTGCCGACGTGGATGCGGAGCGCGAGGACTTATACGATGCGGCCGTTGGGGAATATGTGCGGCGCTCGCTGGTAGCGGCAGAGACCGTCTCGGCAGGCGCTGGCAAGGTGCGTGGCGGTTCCGCCAGCGAGAGATTGACGGCGCTTAGCGTCAAAGCAGCGGCGAGAGGGCAAGCTGATATGCTCGTCGCCCTGGCTAATGTCCATGACAAGCTGGAAATTCTCCAGGCTGAGATCGAGGCTGCGGGGTTATCCTCTGCCTTGGCGGCCTTTGATGTTTCTGAAGATAAACACTGGACCTGATTGGAGGACAGAATGGCGCGTAACGGCTTCTTTGATACCAATGACCAGTTCGGGTCTCGGCATTTGTTGCGCCGTATGCCGGATTATGTAGATGCGCGAGTGCTTGGAATTGACACCAACGAATCCATCACTCCACCTTCGGACGCGAAGTACGTCATCTTTTCGTCCGAGGCCGCCTTTTGGGTTCGGAAGGATGCGGCGGCGACTGTGCCTTCGGGCGACGTGACTAATGGTACAGCGTCTGAACTCAACCCGGCGGGTTACGACATTGAGGGGGTGACCACGATCCAGATCATTTCCGAGACGGCGCAAAACGTCAGCCTCGCCTATTATAATACCTCGCCGTAATGCCTAAGCCCCTCATCCGCCGGGCGCGTGAGGTTCTCAAGCGCCAAGAGCCATGGCTCCAACATTGGGACGACTTGGCACGGGTCATGTTGCCTCGAATGCGAGGTTTTTCCGAGAATATCCAAGCCGGCGATAGTCGGGTTGACGAGATATACGATGGTACGCCTATGCGCGACGCTCGTGGCTTGGCACACGCCATTGGCATGACTCGCCCCGATGGTCCCAAGTGGTTTTTTATCCGTGCTGAGGATGAAGGCATCGAGCAAAGCGGTCATGACGCCCGGGCGTGGCTTGAGGATAGTGAGAACCGCCTACTCAATGCTATGTACGAGCCCAGGGCTCAATTCCGACAAGCCATGGCTGAGGTAGATTTGATGTTGTCGGTGTTTGGCACCGGCCCATTTTTTGTTGGTGAGAATTGGAATAACGATGGCTTCCTTTATCACGCCATCCCCTTGAAGGAAGCCGCGATTGATTGGAGTTCGGCAGGACTTCCCATCGGGGTCTACCGGTTCCGGCGCATGACTGCAAGGCAAGCAGAGAATCATTTTAACTTGTTGGGAGGTGAGCTGGGCGAGAAGGCGAAAAGGGCCATAAGTGATAAAAGATACGAGGAGCAGTTCACTTACATCCATGCGGTGTTGCCCAGGGGAGATCGTTCAGCCGGCCCCTACAAGGTATTTTCTCGTGAGATGCCTTTTGCTGGCATGTGGGTTGAGGAGGAATCTGAACACATCGTTTTGGAAGAGGGCTTTCACGAGATGCCCTACATGATACCTCGCATGGACACGGTTCCTGGCGAAGGTTATGGGCGCTCACCAGGCATGATCGCTCTTCCAGACGCGAATACCTTGCAGGCTATGGGGGAGACGATCCTGGTGGCTGGCCAACGCGCCGCCGATCCACCCATCATGGCACCCAATGATGGCTCGTTTAGTGAGGCCAATACGTTCCCTGGTGGCATCACTTATTACGATGTGAACGCGGCCCAGGCCGTGAGAGGGAACCCATTGTTTACCATGCCGACCGGCGCCAATTTGCCGATCACGCGCGACATGCAGCGTGATGTACGTGAGCAGGTGGGCATGGCCTTCTTCCGTGATCGATTTAATCTGCCGGTGGGTGGCCCTGAGATGACGGCCACCGAGATTATCGAACGGCGAGAGGAGTTCCTACGTGAGGCTGGTCCCTTATTTTCGCGATTGGAAGCTGAATACATCGCGCCATTGGTCGAGCGGTCCTTCGCCATCATGTTGCGCGCTGGGGGATTTGCTGAGATTCCCCCATCCTTGCAAGGTCGGAACGTAAATTTTGAGTATGAAAGCCCACTCAAGTTGATCCGTGAGAAGATGGACGCTCAAATTGCCACTTTGTTCAAGATGGAAGTTGCAGAGACGGCACAAATCAATCCAGATGCTATTGATCTATTCGACATTGACGCTTATTTGCGCTTCCAGGCTCGCGCCAATCGCGTTCCCACGACACTCGTACGTCGGGCTGAAGATGTTGACGCTCTGCGCCAAGCTCGCGCCAAGGCGCAACAAGAGGCGTCACAGCTTGCGGCAGCACAACAAATGGCCGAGGCAGCGGACAAGGGAGCTTCAGCTATTGGCAAGTTGGGTGCCGTGGGTTGAGCCGACTAGGAATTGCTGCCCGTGTCTTGTTCGGGCGTAGACTACCCCGCCCCGATCCAGAAGCTTTATTGGCCGAAATCGGGCGTGCCACCGTTTCTTATATGGAGATGGACCGCTTTCGCGATTTCCGCGCGTTGTTTTTGGATGACGAACGGGGCCGCCGGGTGTTGAGCCAAATCATGGATTGGGGCCATGTTTGGCATACATCTAAGAGGCCAACTCCTGGAGATACAGAGTTCGCTGAAGGCGAGCGGAGCATCTGCTTGAGGATATTGGCGGCGATGCATTTTGAGCCTACCGAGCGCCAGACTCGCGCTCACAGCGTGAAACCAGTGGATATGAGGTAGAAATGGCCGAGGAAAATACGGCGATTGATAATGGTGAGAGCGAAAACGCGACACCATCAGAGATCGATGAAAGCCAAGTAAGCCTGGATGGTGATGCCAAAGATAAGAAGAGCAATGGCAAGGATGCCGGCGCACCCAATTGGCGCGATGCCGTGGTCGAGCCCGATATGCGTAAGATCGCCGAGAGATTCAATACCGTTGGCGATGCCATGAAGGCCATTTCCGATTTCCGTAAGCGTGAGAGTACAAGCATCCGTGTTCCTGGCGACGACGCGAGTGATGATGATAAAGCCAAGTTTCACAAGGCCATGGGCGTTCCCGAGAGTGCTGAAGGTTATGAATTTGTCATGCCTGAGAATCATGAGGCCACCGATGGCGATCAGGCATTTCAGACCGTAATGGCCGATGTGTTTCTTAATGAGTCGATCACAATTGATCAAGCCAAGGCTCTTAATTTGGCTTGGAATGAGCTTCAAACCCAAGGCCAAGCAACCTTGGATAGGAATGATAAGGACTACGCTGACAAGCAGGATGCCGAGCTTCGCGAGGAATGGCGTGACGATTATGAGCGCAACATGGTAGCTGTTTCCCGTGCTGCCAAGCAGTTCCTTGGTAGTGACTTTGAGGAAGCCAAGCAGATCGAAACCAAGGGTGGTAAATTTCTCCTTGACCACGCGGTTATCATGAGGATGTTTGCCAAAGTTGGCCGTGAGATGAGAGAAGGAAGTTTGGGGCCACCTATGGATACGAGCGAACGCGAAACCATTCAAGATCAGATTGACGCCTTGCGGAAGCAAAGGTACGCTGCGCATGATCGGCAAGATAGCGATACTGCGGCGCGCCTTGATACCCAAGAGCGCAATCTTCTCACGAAATTACACGGCACTGCGCCCGCGAGTGGGCCAACGACCGCGTAATATTGTCTTGGGGTAGCTCACCCTCGATTGAGGCCCTATTCCAGACAACCACTGCAATCCAGACGCCCCAGTTTATAGACCTAGTGGCCCCTTCCAAGGCTCGGCCTAAGAGGGCTCACCCACCTAGTTCTTAGCTGGCTCACCAGATGGACTGCCTGACATCAACCCAAGATGTAGGGTAGACCAATGAGTACTTCTGTAAGTACTGCCTTCGTCACGGCATACACTGCTGACGTGAAGCATGTGTTCCAACGTGAAGGTAGCCTTCTCCGGCCCGGCGTTCAGATGAAGAACGGCGTGGTTGGTTCAAGTGCTGTGTTCCAGAAAATCGGCTCTGGGACAGCGACGACCAAGGCTCGTCACGGCACCATCACGCCGATGAACCAGACCCATACGGCCCCTTCGGCCACCCTCGCAGATTTCTACGCCGGGGATTGGTCGGATATGCTCGATGAAAGCAAGATCACTATCAACGAGCGAATGGCCTTAGCAAGGGGCGGCGCCTATGCCCTTGGTCGCAAGGTTGATGACCAGATCATCACTGCCTTGAATGGTACGTCGCAAACGCAGATTGCCGTCACGGTGACGAGCTATGCGACCATCCAATCGACGATGCTCGAATGGGTCGAAGCCCTCGACGCCAATGACGTGCCTAACGATGGGTTGCGTTATGGCCTCATCACTCCGCGACTCTGGTCGCAGATGATGACGGTGGAGGAGTTCCAGCGTGCCGATTTCATCGGTGCGAACGGGCTCCCCCTGATCGAGGGCGCGCCGATCATGCAGCGGTGGAAGCTGTGGAACGGCGTCATGTGGAAAGTCCACAACGCCTTGCCAAACGCGGCTGCTGCTTCGGCCACGGGCTATATATGGCATCGAGACGCCGTTGGCTACGCGACCGGAGCACATGCCAATAATTCGGCTGCTAACGACATGGTGGCAGCGGATATTACCTGGCATGGTGACCGTGCATCGTGGTTTGTTA